TCTTTGTTGTTCCACCATTTACTATGGCAATCACGTCTTGTTCTGTCCTTGCCGTTAATTCTGTTAATTCTGATATTTTTTTATCCATTACTCTTGTGTTAATAACTCGTTATTTTCTGTTAATAAATGAAATTCATCTTCCTGTAATATATGATATGTTTGTGTATCAGGATAATAAACCTCACCAGTTCCACCACTATAATAATAAGTATCAGTGAAATCAGTTGATATGATTAAAATACCCGCCTCCAACTTATCACCTGATAAAGAAGGATTGAGATTGGTTGAACTAACCTGTTCTCGAATACTATAGAAGAACTGTCCCTGCTCATCGATATTTATAGTCCCACCAGTCGGATTAACTCCTGATTCGTATACTCCCACCTTCAAAATATCATATCGTTGATTGTAGGGAGTACCAGAGACATTTGTTACATTCTCTGGTATTACCTGATACCTCTTACCTGTTTGTAAGTGCTCCATACTCAATAGATAGTATGGGTTCGGAAGTGTCTTGTGAGGACTAACACTTACATACAATAAATTTTCACCACCTGTAATATACAACATATCTTGATTTTTTTATATTCCTGAATCTCCAACTATATTCCAACCGTATGTGGTAGTTAATGTAGTTCTCGCCGCTTCAGCAGCACCACCTAATGTATATGTTAAATTATTGGCTCCTAATGTTACACCTGATTGGACAGATTGAGCCGCCCACCCTATCAATGTCGCATCATAATTTGTAGTACTCATACCACAATCATCCAACATTCCAACCATTGATAATTGAGTAGTAGGGTATGCTTGAAATGGTAAAACTGAAGTAATATCCCAACTGGCTAAAGATTGATTAAAGGATGTAGCACCATTAAACATATTAAAAAAAGTTGTAACACTACTTGTATCCCAAGAACTTAAATCTTGATTAAAGGTTGTATTATCTCTAAATAATGAACTTATTGAAGTTATGTTACTAACATCCCAACTACTAATATCTTGATTAAATGACGAATCTCTAAATGTACTATTTAGAGTTGTTAAACCACTAACAACCATATTTGTAACATCACCAGTAAATGATGTTGTACCTAAAAATACCTCAGCAAGACCACCATCACCAGTATCAACCATATTAGTAGTATTCAAATTATTACTAACAGAAACTAAATTAGAACAATTAAAGAAGGCATCATCTAATCTACCAAACCCACTAACCTCAAATTGATTTCCCCAATCATCGACAGATGTAATTTTAAGGTTAGTATCATTGCCAGGAGTATAAAAACCTATGTAGTGGAATACTTGTCCATAAGGAACTTCAATAGTGATATTATAAGTTCCTGGAGATGAATATGTATGTGTTGTAAGAGAAATAAAGGAAGAAGCACTCACATAATATAATGTATCCTGATTACCATCTCCCCATTTTATAGTATATTGATAATTTGTAGTATCCAAATCGGTAAAAGTAATACCACTATACGCCCTTATATTTGGTGATGTATACGTATCATTTGGTGTTCCTAATGTTGTATCAATAGTGAATGACATATACAACGGAATAGGAGTTGGAGTCGGAGTTGGGGTAGCACTCGGCAATGGAGAACCTGGACTCAAGGGTGAATCTTTATCATAAAAATATACTGTATTTTTACTACGAACGTGAGATTTTAATCCCAAAAACTTTCTCGCATCTCCCATATTATTTCTTTATTTCTGACTCAATTATTTCTGTTATCTTATTGACGTAATAATCAATATCCATCATTTCATTGGTTGGTTCAAAATCATACTTCTTTAACACCCATTTATTACGAAATTCGTGATGCGCGACAACAACCTGAATCTTATTGGATTCCAAGTTGTATATGAACTCTTTGAATTTGTATTTAATCATTATAATTCATCTATTGGTGGTACTGGTTTTGGACAGTACTCAATAATGGGTAAATCTTTAACCCATAGATAATCTGTTTCAACACAGTTTTCACACTCTTGGTTGGATATTATCCAATTATCATTACAATCCTCTATTGGATTAAAATATGATGAGGGTGCGTATTGTTTTCCCTCAATTGCTTCTTTTTCTACTAATGTTAATAATCTTACTTCCATTTTAATATGTATTTCTTCCTAATGATGTTTGGAATGTGTTTATTATACCATCTAATGTTGATACTTCTGATGCTGATAGTCCTTCACCCATAAATGTAAATCCATAAGTTTGATTAGCATATCCTTGAGCAAACGGGGCATTACTAACATTAACATTAAAAACATAATTATCAGTAATAGAACCACCTTTTGTATATGTTGTTGAATTTGTTAAAATTAAGTTAGTATTTCTATACAAATAACCTTCAGTGCTTCCTGTTCTTGTCGCAATATAATTACCATTATAATTACCTCCATTTGTGTTATTTACTTGAGTTGTTGAACCAATACGTAAATATGTATTTCCTATAGGGTTTCCTTGCGTTAAATTAGTTGCGAGTTGTATTTGAGGTAATGAACCACTGGTTACTGTTCCAAAACTACATTCAATAGTTTGAGTAGATACATTTTCACTAACTTGATAAATACCAAAAGATATATCATCTTGAGCCCATATATCATTACCAAAGTTTGTATTACCATAACCATTTGTTCCATTACCAGTTGAACCAGATATTCCATGCGTCATTCCACCATTCCAAGTAATATCATAAGTTTTGTTAAGTAATGCGTTAATACTATGTGACGCTGCTGTTGAACCAACATATGGATACATAGCCAACATCTTACTATACAAACCATTACTCTTAAGTTCTGTGAATAATGTATTAACTGCTGCGTCTATGGTTGGATTGGTTGTCCCACCTGAAGTTACAACATCAGCGAGATAGGCTGCGGCATCAGGATCAACTGATGGTGCTGACGGAGTTGGAGTAGGTGTCGGAGTACCAGTCTGTGTCGGAGTAGGTGTAGGAGTACCAGTCTGTGTTGGAGTTGGACTTGGAGTTGGAGTTGGAGGAACTCCAACAGTTAAAGGACACGTCTTATCATATTCAGGAATATAGATTGAATAATTTCCCTCATAATTTGATGAAAGATAATCATAGGGGATTGTTTGTGTCCCCAAATCTATTGTTCCACCTGTAAAAGGATTGAAAGTAATTTCAACACTCTTTCCGTTAAAGTTATTACTACTAATTCTTATTCCTGACATTTTAATATGTATTTCTTCCTAATGATGTTTGGAATGTGTTTATTATTCCGTCTAATGTGGTTATTTCACTATTTGATAGTCCTTCTCCCATAAATGTGAAACCGAATGTTTGATTAGCATATCCATTACCATAAGGAATTGAAGGATTATTATAACCCATATTAAATACAAATATTTTATTCGTTCCTTGTAAAGATACTGGAGCAGTTGTATTACTTAATATTGTAGTCGCATTTCTTGATAATGATGTATAAGTAGTTCCCGTTCTATTAACAATATAATTACCATCTATATTTCCACTATTAGCACCTTGTGTTGCTGTGTTTGAATTACTCCTCATAAACCAATTAACACTATTTACATTTGTTGCTAATTGGAAATAAGTTGAACCAAAGAATGTTCCCATACTAATTTCTTCACCTCTTGCTGGAGTATTCTCTGTGTTTTGATATAGACCAAATGAGTAATCATCACTCGCAGTAAAATTAACACTTAAGAAATTAGTATCACCATATCCATTTATACCATCACCTGTTGCTCCACTTATACTATGAGACATACCACCATACCAAGTAATATCATAAGTTTTGTTAAGTAATGCGTTAATACTATGTGATGCGGCTGTTGCCCCAACATAAGGATACATAGCCAACATCTTACTATACAATCCATTACTCTTAAGGTCTGTGAATAATGTATTAACCGCTGCTTCTATGGTTGGATTGGTTGTTCCACCTGAAGTTACAACATCAGCGAGATAAGCTGCGGCATCAGGATCGACTGACGGTGTTGTCGGAGTCGGAGTAGGTGTAGGGGTACCAGTCTGTGTCGGAGTAGGTGTAGGGGACACCAATATCTCATAAGTGAAATCACAATCTGGAATACCCGAAATTCTTTTAGCCTTAACAGGATAATATATTAACGCTTTTCGATACTGATTGAAATAATCAGTTTCTTCCCATAAGACAGGTTTACCATTTTTATCAATATAAGGCATATACTAAATTATAATATAATAATGGGAGGAGGAAACTACTCCCCCTCCCCTTTTATTAAGAGATATTACTCTCTGTCAACTGTAATGTTACTTCCCGACAAGAATGTCGCCAAGTCACTACTAACGTCCATCTCTGGAACTGAAATAATTTCATCAGAAGTAAATGAAAGTTCGTAAATCTGCGAATCCCCAGGTTGACTTCCTGAATTTATTGTCGCTGAGGAAATATACATACCACTTGGTGAAACCAAGAAATACTTTCCACTCTTTAATTTAACAACGAATACTGTTCCGACTGACTTAACCAACTCTTGATACAATTCAGTATACTCTTGATTCCACCCAGGAATTTGAAAAGTGAGAGTAGGGATAAATGTGAAACTCAATGATTGAGTAACAACATTAACTTCTTCAGAAAGAACGGCAGCACTGTTTCTTACAAGATCTATTTTCTTCAATTCTCCGGTCGTTGAACCAGAGATAGCGGTTACTTTACCACCCGCATCATACGTAACGCTCGCCAATGAAATTGACGTTCCAGTCGTTGTCAAAACATGGAGGCTCTCGAGTCCTGAAACGTTATTAACGCATGAATTTAAGGTAAGTCCGCTGGTAATCACGCAATTATTTGCCATATCTTTTTCTTTTTTTGTTTAAGTTTATTACGATATTCTTACACACAATGATGGGAAGAATACAGTTGCTCCCGCACGGAACTGAAGTGACATGCGTAATTGTCGGTTGTCCTTTGAAAACCACATATCAGCGTTGTTTGTGTCTTCCAACAAATCAGTTCCGTAAGCGATGTTCTTACCGTATGTTAATAACGCTCTACCACTTCCAATCTCACTTGAAACTGCGATTGTATTTGTCGCTGGGATCATAACACTGCCAGGCGCTTGCTCTTGTCCCTCAACTGAATAGTGGAAGAAATTAGCATCTCTTAACGCCAATAACAATGATTGATAATCACCTCTTGAAAGGAACAATACAGTTGGTGAGAACTGTAACGCTTCAGGTAAATTTGATACATAAGTATCAACAACCGTTAAAGCGTTTGATGGTGTCATCGCTGTATACGTAACGTTTACTGTTGAAGCAGACGCTGTGTCCAACTGTGCGTTGATACCATCGACACAATCACTTTCTGTTGTACCCTGCCATATTTTTCTTTCTGTCGCAACTGCGGCTTTAGCGACAATGTCCTCAAGGAATCTCTCTTCAGCACCACTTTCTTCATTATATGAACCTGGAGCCAGTCTCAATCCCATTATTGTTGAAGCCAATTTTTCAGGACAATATCCTTTTTGGATGTTGTAATCACAAACTCTCAACTCAACCTCATCCAATACAATGTCTCCGAAAGACGTGTCACAGTGCCCTGTAGCCAAGATTGAATCTATGTCTCCAGTCTCGAAGGTGGGTACCCACTCTGCGTTCTTGATATTCGGGAAAACAGAAACAAACTCTGTCATATTTGAGCCTATGACGATTTTACTCATCAATTCAGTTTCATTAGCGGCGATATAATCTACCATCGCAGAAATGTCAAAACTGAAGTTTTCTTTTCTTAACTTACTCATTTTAATTATTTTTTGTTTTTCATTTTATTTATAATCTCCAATCTCATTTTTGAGAAATCTTGTTTTACTTTACTCTCTTCTTTGAGTGGAGTGATGGATTCTGATTGTTTGAATTCGTTATAATCCTGAACGAATGAATTAAACTTTTCGTTGATTGATTCAACCTCTTGATTAAATGTCATTAACAAATCGTGAATAGCCTCTTTCAATTTAGTAATTTCTTGTGCTGTAGGATTTGGGGTTGTGTCTTCCGACATTTCCTCTTCGTCACTTGACGTTTCCTCAACAACTTCTTCTACTTCCTCTTCAGATGATTCTTCACGTATCTCAACCAAAATTGATTCTTCGTCCAATACAATTTCTCTACCATCGTCTAAACGGTGAGTACCAGAAGGAGCGGGTTCAAACCCTTCCTCTGTTTCAATGTAAATTGTATCTCCGAGTGTTAATTCTCCTTCTGCTTGGTTTGATATGAAAACCTCACCACCTTCAAGAGCAACCCTCTCGAACTCAACTTTTGTTGTTTCTTCGTTATTGAATTTATAACCAACAAGTTCAGCAATCTTTTCCAATGCGTCTTTATAGTTATTTGGCATTATTTTGATTATTTAATTGGTTTATTATACTTCTAACTTCATCAATAAATACTTCGTTATTATTCTTATACAAATTATTTATACCCTTCATTAGAATATCGTGTGATTCACACGGCATGAACTCACCAGGTCTGTGTTGATGAACTCCAACACATCCATATTTATCCACACCGTATTTTCTCGCTTCTTCTTCATTATCAAATATTGGAAGTCCATCAATTTCACCTATCTTTGTCATTCCAATGGAATTAAGATTACCAGGTCTTGATAAGAACGAACCTTCCAAACTGATTCCTGTCGTCTTTTCTGACAAGATATATTCTTCAAACATTTTCTTATTATCAAATTTAATTGTAGCCATCCAAGTACCAGGATTCACATTGAACCCCATCTTCTTGGATTTGTCCATATCAGGATCTGTTAACCAAGATTCATACACATATCCCCCATTTAATTTTAATCCCGAATGTTCATAATTAAATGACTTGTGTTTGTTTTGTTTGTAGAACTTTTTTAACATCGACTTTACCGTCTCCTTTGTGAAGAAAACGTAATAAAGTTCACCTGTCATATCATCTCTTCTTACGATATAACGATTTGGCTCCATTACAACAGTTGTAACCTCGTAGTTTAATTCGTCCTTAAATGAGTTCTGTGTCATATTCTCTGACAA